CGCAGCTTTCACCTGTTTGGTGTAAGCCATGGCCCGTGCCAATGCTTTCGTATATCTCGCTGAAAGCGAATCATACAAGTTGTCTTCCATGGCCTCTTCCGTAATGGCGAAGCCCATCGCAATGGTTTCGTTGTTGTAACGAACCGAGAAACTTTCACTTGCAGTATCGTAAGTGATTGCTTCCCCTTCAGGTTTAACTGGAGCTTGCCCGAAGCCCGTCAGCTTGACCTCCTCCTCAAACGAGCGATCCGAAGTCTCCGTCTCATAGATCTCGTCACTCTCGTTTTCATAGGTTTCGTATGTCAAACCAAACAAAGCATTGAGGCCGGGAAGAAGCTCCTTCAGCATTTGTGCTCTTGAAATAGCCATCTATCTAGCCTCCTATGCCAACGTGCTTGTATCGTACTGATGCACGCCGGGGTTCCAAGTTACCAGAACATCGGGGAATGCGTCAGT